TAATCATGGAAAAGATGTTTGCTTCTGGCCGTTTTCACGTTCTTTGTTACGATGAGAACGGCGATCTAAAGTGGGAAGAGGGCAACTCTAACCTAGTTGTCAATACGGGTATCCAGTATATGGCTGGCGTGGCTTTAACTGGTACAACGCAAATTCTTAACGCAGGCTGGTATCTTGGGCTTGTTGGTAATGCGGGTACTACAACTACTTTTGCCGCCGCTGACACAATGTCAAGCCACGCCGGATGGAATGAGTTTATTGGTTACAGTCAATCAACTCGCGTTTCTCCTTCTTTTACTGCGGCCACCAACGCAAATCCTTCAGTAGTCACCAACGCATCCCCTGCTGTGTTCAGCATTAGCTCTGCGGCTGCGTTTACCTCAACGGGTTCTTCTATTTCTGGAACCACGTTGACGATTGGTACTTTGGTCACTGGGGGAGTAACTCCGGGGCAGATTATTACGGGTACTGGAGTGACGGCTGGTACTTATATTGTTTCGGGAAGTGGTTCTACTTGGACAGTTTCTCCATCACAAACCGTAGCTTCGACGGCAATTAGTTCTACTTCGGCTGTTATTGCTGGTGCTTTCTTAACTAGCGGCAGCGCAAAATCTGGCACGACAGGGACTTTGTTTTCTGGTTCTGACTTCACTGGCGGCGACCGTACCGTTGTTAGCGGCGATACGCTTAACGTAACCTACACCTTCAGCTTGACTGCGACCTAATCCCATGAAAATCGATTTTGAATTTGACACGCCTCACGGCGTCTTTCGAGACGCCCTTCACTTTTACGATGACACCATCCCATCAGACGCTGAGATTGAGGCGATGAAACAGCAGCGTCTAAATAACTGGCTTGCCATAGTTAATCCTCCTCCGCAAGAAACTCCTCCGGAGTAAAGCGTGGCAAATCGGTATTGGGTAGGTGGTGGTGGCAGCTGGTCTAACACCACAAAATGGTCTACGTCTTCTGGAGGGGCGTCTGGCGCATCCGTACCCACTTCTGTGGACGACGTTATATTTGATGCAAACTCCGGCGGTAAGTTTACTGCTACGGTAGATACCGCCCAAACCGTTAACTCAATAACAATTACACCAAGTTCCGGTGCAGGTGTTCTTACAATTGCGCTTATTGCAAAATTAACAACAAACGCGCTAACAACAACCGGAACGGCTGGGAATAATAGAATTGTTTTTCGTGGTAATACTACTGGTATTGCCATAGATTTTTCTATTAACGGTGCGGTAAGCATTTCAGACTGCGATTTTTCTGATGTTTACGTTATCGGCAGTTCCTCACCTATTTCTGGAACTAGACTTGGAAATCGTCAAGGTACTAGCGGAATTACGTTTAGTTCTCCTAAAACTGTATATTGGGCCACAACCGCAGGCGGAAGTTGGTCTGGGAACAACTGGGCAGCAAGTGCTGGAGGAGCCGTAAATACGGATAATTTTCCTCTTCCGCAAGACACCGCAACTATTGTTAATACGGGGTTAAACACAAGTGCTACGGTAACAGTTGATAGCTTATTTGCTGCTATTTCTGGTATTAATATGTCTGGCAGGACAAATGCCATGACACTTAGTATTGGATCAACATTTACAGTTTATGGAGACTGGACAAACGGCTCTGGAACGACTATATCTGGAGCATCAGCCATAACTTTTGGTGGGCGCAACACACAAACTATAACAAGCGCCGGAAAATCGTTTAGCTGTCCAATTATCGTTAGCTCGTACGGCGGCACAGTACAGCTTGCTGATGCGTTAAACATTGGATCTAACACTCTTACCATTACAAACGGCACGTTTACAACAAATAATTACGCTATTACCGCAGGGGTTTTGTCTTCTAGCAATTCCAACGTCCGCGCAATTAATTTAGGCGCAAGCACGGTAACAGTAAGCAGCACTACACCTGTTATTTTTACTACTCCAACAAATCTAACATTTAACGCTGGAACATCGCAGATTACTTGCAGTAGTACAACTGGAAATACTTTTAACGGTGGCGGACAAACTTTTTACAATGTTTCTGCAATTGGTCTTAGTAGCGGTACCGTATCAACCGCTGGTTCCAACACGTTTAATAATTTGACGCTTACTGCTGGCGCATCTTCTGGTATATACGCTTTTGCATTTTCCGCAGATCAAACAATAAATAGCACATTAACTTGTGCGGGTGCTTCTCCAATACGCCGCGTTTCTCTTCAGTCCGACACCCTTGGAACAACTCGCACACTAACCGTCAATAGCCTTTCTGCGACTGACTGCGACTTTAGAGATATTACTATTGCAGGTGCCGCTGCTGGTTCTTCGCCGACTCGTGCTGGAGATCGCGGAGGAAATTCAGGTATTACATTTCCTTTTTTAAAGACGGTTTACTGGAATCTAGCGGGTTCACAAAACTGGAGCGCCACTGGATGGTGTCCTAGCTCGGGTGGCACACCAGACATTAATCAATTTCCGTTAGCCCAAGACACTGCGGTGTTTGATGACACGGGCAGCGCTGGAACAGTCACGGTTGATGCCGTATGGAGCGTTGGCACGGTTAATCTGTCCGCACGAACAAGTGCAATGACTTTGAGTGTTTCAAACATTATTAATGTTTATGGAAATTGGACCAACGGATCTGGCGCAACTATTTCTGGTGCATCTTCAATTTCTTTTGTCGGCAGAAGTGTTCAAACCATAACAAGTGGAGGCACTTCTTTTGCTGCGCCTATTAGTTTGGCGTCTATTGGCTCGACCGTTCAGCTTGCCGATGCGCTAACAACTTCTAGTACGCTTACTCTTAATACTGGTACATTTGATGCAGTTAGCTATAACGTAACTACCAGCTCTTTTAGCAGTGTTGCTGGTTCAATTACAAAGATGGGTTCCGGTACATGGACGCTATCAGGAACAGGAACCGTTTGGTCAATGTTGGGCACATTATATAAAAATACAGCCGACATTGTTTTATCCAATACAAGCACAACAGCAAGAACTTTTGCGGGTAATGCAGCCGTATATAACAAATTAACAATTGGTGGAACAACGGGCATATCCACACTTGCAATGAGCGGCAACAACGTATTCTCAGAGCTTGCGTCCACTAAAACAGTCGCACATACAATTGCTTTAGGTACAACATCCCCAACATTTGGCGCGTGGACCGTGACTGGCACGGCAGGTAACGTAGTTACTGTAACCGGAACCGCAACTATTGTTCTGATTGGCGCACGGGTATCTGGCGTTGATTATTTAGCGTTAGGAACTACAACTTTATCGGCATCAAGCCCCCCTGAATTTTACGCCGGAGCAAATTCTACTGGCGGGACTAACTTTATTCTTACCGTTGCTCCGGCTCCTGTAACGCGGTACTGGCGCGGAGGTTCTGGAACGTGGGACTTAACGACCACTACGAACTGGTCTGCTACGTCTGGTGGGGCAGGTAACGCTTCTGTACCAACATCTGTCGATACGGTTATTTTTAATTCAGCATCTAACGCAACCTCATATACCGTAACTTGTACAGGCACTCTGTTACGTTGTGGCGCTTTAACATTTTCTGGTCCAACATCTGGTACTCTTTCCTTGTCGGGGTCAGCAAATCTTGCTATTTTCGGAAACTTTGTAATATCAGGAACCGGCGTAAGTTGGGGTTTAAGCACGGGGTATATTGATTTTTGTGGAAACACGGCAGGGAAAACAATAACAACAAATGGGGTCACTATAACTAATCTCGTACAAATATTTGGTTTAGGGTCTAATTGGTTGCTTGGTTCTGCCTTTAATAATTCAACAAACAACATTAATATTGTAGTGGGCGGTTTTAGTTCCGGTGGCTATAGCGTAACCTCCGCCTCTTTAAACTCGCCATACAATAACCAAAGATCAATTGACCTTGGCTCAAGCACTGTTACACTATCTGGAAGTACGCCAATAGGTTTTGGAACTTCTGAAGCAAATAGAGCAAATTTTTCTTTTAACGCAGGCACATCAACAATAACATCTAGTGGAAGTAGTGCGACCTTTAACGGAAACAACCAGTCTTTTTATAATTTTTCTTTTTCGGGCGCCACTCAATTAACCGTTAGTGGAGCAAACACATTTAACAATTTTACTTCTTCTGCACCAAGCTCTGTAGGTTACAAATCAATTTTATTTAATGACAATCAAACCATTAATGGAACTTTAACATGTTCCGCTGGGACGAACGCAACATACCGTACAGCTATTAGATCGGGTACATTTGCTACTCCAATAAGTTTAACGGTAAATGCTTTTTCTGGAACAGATGTTAATTTTGGCGACATTAATATAACCGGAGCGGCAGCGCCTATTAGCGGGACAAGGCTTGGTGACGAAAAAGGAAACAGCGGCATCACGTTTGATGCGCCAAAGACGGTTTACTGGAACCTTGCTGGAGGAGGAAGCTGGAACTCTACGGCATGGGCCACATCAAGCGGAGGAACTCCAGCGGTAAACAATTTCCCGCTTGCCCAAGACACTGCCGTATTTCAGTCAACTGGTTTAAACTCAGGAGCAAGCATAGCAATCAGTGGTGCTAATTGGTATATTGGGACAATTGATATGTCCGCCCGCACAAGTAATACAATGACATTATCACTCTCTGTAGGGATATCATGTGTAGGAAATTGGATTAATGGAGCTGGAGTTACTAATGTCGGTACCTCGGCAATTACTTTTGTTGGAAGAACGGCTCAAACAATCACAAGCGCAGGGAGACCTTTTGCTAATAAATTAATTATTAACTCCCCCGGTGGAACAGTTACACTGCAAGACGCCCTTGCAGTAAGCTATACATCCTCTACTGGCGCTCTTACTGTTACTAGCGGAACTTTTAATGCAAACAACTACAATGTAAGTCTTACTGGTTCAACTTCTACATTTCTTTCTTCTTATTCCTCTACAAGAGCGATAGCAATAGGTTCTGGTACTTGGACTATTGCTGGTAGTGGAACAGCTTGGGATTGCACAACGTCTACTGGCCTTACCGTTACGGGCACGGGCACAATTAGCTTAACCAGTGCTTCTGCAAAAACTTTCGCTGGTGGTGGAATCTCCTACTCCGGAACTACTTTAAACCAAGGTGGTGCTGGCTCGTTAACGCTTAATGACAGTAATACGTTCTACGACATTACTAATACTTATAGCGCGACTGGAGCTGCAACCATAGCCCTTGGTTCAACCTATCAAACGCTAAGTCAGTTCACTGGAACGGGCGCGTCGGGTAGGGTATTGTCTATTACAGGTACAAGCGCAGCATCTCCGGGGACTTTAATATTAAACAGTTCTTTTAGAGTTACCGCGCCTGATTATCTTTCGCTTTCAAACGTCCGCGCGTTTCCGGTTTCTAATACATGGTACGCAGGAGCAAACTCAACAAATCTTGGTTCGTACGGTTGGATTTTTTCTGCGGGCGCAGTTACATTAGTAGGATTAATCTCTGAATCTGCATCCGGGGTAGATTCGATATCTGGCGGGTTTATTTTTACTAGCTTGATTGACGAAAATTCATCTGGAATTGAGTCTGTATCCGGCGGCTTTAATTTTAACGGTGTAATTGATGAGGTTGCGTCTGGATTAGATTTGCAATCTGTTATTGGTACACTTACTGTTAATATACTAGAGACGGGCGCGGGGCTAGATGAGGTATTTAATGTAATTAATTTTAGTCTTAGTGTTTATGAAACAGGCTCTATCCAAGACCAAATAGACACTACTGTAAACTTTAATATTTTAGTTTCAGAGTTATCTTCTGGATTAGACGAAGTTTTTCCTACTGGCAGTTTTAGCATTTCCGTTTCTGAATCAGCCGCTGGAAGCGATTCAGCCTTTTCACTTACAATCACAAACAACTCTGTTTCTGAGGCTGCTTCCGGGTTAGACAACGTAACACCTAGTATTACTTTTAACCTTTCTGTTTCTGAGATTGCGTCTGGGCTAGAAGCCCTAGTTCCGACTACGTTCATGACGGCCCTCATTAATGAGGTAGCGTCGGCGCTAGAGTCCTCCGGCAACATTGGTACGTTTAATATTGCAGTTACTGAGGCTGCGGCAGGGCAAGATCAGCCGTCTAACATTGGTACGTTTAATATCGCGGTTACTGAAGCGTCTACCGGAACGGTAGTGTTTAGCGCTAGACTTTTGTGGGAACCGATTGATGACCAGCAGACCGCAAATTGGGCTACAATAGGCACAACGCAGACCGCAAATTGGGCTACAATTTCTACTGGTCAGACGCCTAACTGGCAGGACATTTAAGGATTCAAGATGGCAACTTCGTATACCACTCTGCTTGGACTTGCGCTTCCTGTTACGGGGGAGCTGTCTGGTACTTGGGGCGATACTGTCAACAACTACCTGACAAACTATCTTGACTCCGCAGTTGCTGGCGCTTTGACGGTTACCGGGGACACCACGCTAACTAAGACCACCGGGTCAAGCCTTGGGTCTACTTCATCTCAATATGCGATTATCATCGCATCCCCCGCGTCGGCCAACATCACCATCACGGCTCCTGCTGCGAGCAAGATCTACACAATCATCAATACGTCAGGGACGTACACGGTCACGATTCGCGGTACCGGCCCCACGACAGGTGTCACACTAGGTGTGAGTGAAAAGGCTCAGGTTGCTTGGAACGGTTCTGACTTTGTAAAGATTAGCAATATTTCCGGCGCAGGGGTTTTCAGTTCCATCACCAACACCGGCTTGACTTCGGGTCGGGTGGTGTATAGCACCACGGGCGGTCTTGAGACCGACTCGGCAAACCTGACCTTTAACGGCACGACGCTCACCGCGAACACGCTGAACCTAACAAATGCACTCGGCACAACTTACGGCGGGACCGGACTTACATCATTCACTGCTAACGGTGTTGTCTATGCATCTAGTTCAAGTGCTCTGACTACTGGGTCTGCGCTGACGTTTGATGGGACTACGTTGTTTAACACCGTCGCAGACAACGCTTTTGCCATGAAGCTGTCAGGAGCAACTGGAAAGTGGAGGATTAAGCCTTACGCAAATTCCACTGATGGCGCAACAATTGAAAGCACCAACTCTGCCGAAAATGCGTATCTTCCAGTGTCAATGTTTGGCAGTACCGTTTACTTGGCGGGTGATACGGCAGTTGTAGGAAAAATTGGTGGCACCGAACAAATGCGCCTAACCGGCACGGGGCTGGGTATTGGGACGACTTCGCCTAATTTCTTAACGTGGAATAAAGCTGAAACGCTTAACACAGCATCTGGTAATGTTGCGTATGAAATTGGTATTGGTGGTGTAACTCAGGCATATTTTGCGGCAGACGCAACTAATGTTTATCTAGGCGTGTATGCCAATAAGCCATTGTTGTTACGCACCAACAACACAACCGTAGCAACATTCGACACCTCCGGCAACCTTGGTCTTGGGGTTACGCCGAGTGCTTGGCAAACCACATCTAACCGTCGTGCGTTTGAATTAGGCTATCTTGGGAGTGGGCTGTACACCTACGCACAATCAAATACGCTTTTTTCTGCTAACGCTTATTTTGATGGAGCTTTTAAATACGCATATACTGGATTTGCATCTTCTTATTATGCTCAAGTTAGTGGTGAACACCGCTGGAACACCGCCCCATCAGGCACAGCAGGAAACGCCATTACCTTCACTCAGGCGATGACACTGGATGCGAGTGGGAATCTTGGTATTGGGACGACTTCGCCAGCGGTAAAGTTAGATGTAAGTAGCGGTTCTGCGGGCACTGCAATTCTGCGAGGCTCTTACGCTTTTAGCGCAAACAACTACAACCTGCGTTTAATAAACGACGGAACGACATCCGGTTACTTATCGCAAAATCCTGCTGCCGGTGGAATTGTTGTTGCTGACGGTATGCGCTACTACGGTGGTGGCCCGTGGACTCCAGACGGAACATCCGCATCGTCAATTCAACAGCTTAGTGGAAATACTATTTTTACCGCTAATACTGGGTTAACTGCTGGAACTAACTTTACGCCAACAGAACGGATGCGCCTCGACGCCTCCGGCAACCTTGGTCTGGGGGTCACTCCGAGTGCTTGGGGGAATGGTGGAAATATTCAGCTTAATGGCGCAAACATCTTTGGTAACAGTGGCCTGACTTACGGCGCAAACGCCTATTACAACGGTGGCTGGAAATACATTACCAGCGGCGTTGGCGCATCGTATGTAAACCAATACGGCGGGGCACATCAGTTTTTCAACGCCCCCTCCGGCACAGCAGGTAATGCAATCACCTTCACACAGGCGATGACGCTGGATGCGAGTGGGAATTTGCTTGTTGGTACAACTTCTGCTTCATCGTCTTACAGCCGCACATTGTCTTTGGCAAATGGCGGTTCTGTCGGAATTTCATTTAATGACCAGTCAATTCCACGAGAGTACGCAGTTGGAACAGCTTCAGGAAACTTAACATTCCGCGATCAAACTGCTAATCAAGAACGTGCCCGTATAGACTTAAGCGGGAATTTGTTTGTTGGACAAACAGCAAGAGCAGAACAAAACTCAGACAGTTTTGATTTAGATGTCCAATCTAAAGCAATGTATGTAAACCACGCAAGTGGCACAGCAACAGGGACAGGATATTTATATTTTGGATATAACGCAACAAACATTGGCTCCATCACCCAATCAGGCACAACTGCTGTTCTTTACAACGTCACCTCTGACCAACGCCTGAAAGAAAACATTGTTGATGCACCTGAGTTTGGTAGCGTTATTGATTCCCTTCAAGTGCGTAGTTTTGACTGGAAAACAGATCAGACACATCAACGTGCTGGTTTTGTTGCCCAAGAGCTTGTGACTGTTGCACCTGAAGCGGTTCATCAACCCGCAGACCCAGATGAAATGATGGCTGTGGACTACTCTAAACTGGTGCCAATGCTTGTCAAAGAAATCCAATCCCTTCGTATCCGTATTACCCAACTGGAGGCCAAATAATGGCCTTAACACAAGAAGAAGCGCGTCTGCTATTTGAGCATAAGGACGGGGTATTGTTTTGGAAACAACGAAGCAAACGGCATCGCAAATCTGGAGTTGGTTTGGAGGCCGGAACCAAGACAGGGCATGGCTACAAAAAAATCACTATTAATAAAAAACGAATTTATGTACATCAAATTGTGTTTTTGATGTACTTCGGATATATACCAAAAATCATTGACCATATTGACGGCGACACAAACAATAATAAAATTGAAAATTTGCGTGCTTCTAATAAGTCGTTTAATGCGTGTAACTCAAAATTGCGTTCAGACAGTACGTCTGGGCACAAAGGTGTTGCTTGGAGCAAGCCCTGTCAAAAATGGATGGCTAGAGTACAGTTCCAAAACAAAGTAAAGCACCTTGGTGTGTTTGATGATTTTGAACTTGCGTGTCTGGTGGCTGATGAAGCCAGACTGCTTTACCACGGCGACCACGCCAGAATTTAATAGGATTGAAAATGGCAACTACTTTTGAATGGTCTATTACTCAAATGAATTGTTACCCTCAAGCCGAGGGCCAATCTGATGTTGTTTTTTGTTGCCACTGGACCTGCTCCGGCACGGACGGCACTTACAACGGCTCGGTCTACTCGACCTGCTCAGTTACCTATGTAGCCGGTACGCCCTACACGCCTTATGACCAGCTAACTCAAGACCAAGTGCTTGGCTGGATATGGTCGAGCGGCGTAGACAAGGCATCTGCCGAGGCTGCTGTACAATCTCAAATTGACAACGCGAAAAATCCGCCTGTCGTTTCTCCACCACTACCATGGGTCCACTAATGGAAAACACCGAAATCACCCTCAAGCTGCCGCTGGCTCAAGTCAACCTGATTATGGCCGCGCTTGGTAAAGCTCCGTACGAAGCGGTTGCTGACACCGTCCAAGCAATCCGCGAGCAGGCAATCCCTCAAGTGCCAAAAGCTGAAGAGCAAAATGGCTGAGAAGTGGATTCAGAAAGCGCTCAACCCCAAGACAAAAGGGGCACTTCGGGCTGAACTCGGTGCCAAGCCGGGTAAGCCCATCCCTGAGAAGAAACTAGCCGCTGCCGCAAAGAAGCCCGGTACTCTGGGTAAACGCGCTCGACTGGCCGAGACGCTCAAGGGCTTGAAGAAGTAATCTGGCTGTCTTACTTAGACCATAGACTCGGGGTGGGCGTCCGCCCACCTAACCCCGGAGATTCTCATGAAAGACTTGATCATTGAAGCGATTGATGGTTCCGAGCCTATCGACGCATTGAACGCCCTCTTCTCTGTTGCTTTTGCTGTTGCTGTTGAGAGCGGCATTAGCGAGTTTACCGTTAGCTCCCTCTTCTCGTCGCACATCGAAGCGCAGTTTGAAGTTGCTGCAAACGTGCTGGCAGAAGATGAGGATGATGGTATTGACGAAGACGACGGCATCGACGAAGCAGAGTTCGACGAGCAGACCGACAACTAAGGCGCATCCCCGGCGCTAACCCGCCGGGGTACTGTCATGCCATCCTGCGCCGTGTGTCTTGGTGAGTTTGCCGAAGACGATCTTATAGTACACGGCAACAAGCGATACTTTCTGTGCAGTCCGTGCAAAGCGGACGTAAATCGCCTTGACCGTTTCGGTCTTTCCCCCGCAGATTATGCGCTGCTCCTGAAACTTCAGGGGTATAATTGTGCTGTCTGTCAACAGCCCCTTAAGCTCAAACAGTACAAGTTTGCCGTAGACCACTGCCACGACTCCGACGATGTTCGCGGGGTGCTGTGTATCCGATGCAATACGTCGCTTGGGGCGTTTGGTGATGACCCGGATGTTCTCTTGCGTGCGGCTGAATACTTGAACAATCCACCTGCTTTGGGTAAAGTAAAGAAGCACGATGGGCGTAAAAAAATAACTTTTTTACGAAGTCAATATGTGAAGAGGAACAGCAGTGACTGAAAAACTTGAAGCCAAAAGCCAGCTAATTGAAAAGACTGCTTTTGCGGTTTTACCTATTTTGTTTACCTGTGTCGTCTATCTGATGTCTGCGCTGGATAAACTGACGCACGATGTGACGGTACTTAACGCAAAAATCAGTTTGGTGGTTACCTCAGACAACAAGCAAGCCGTAAACTCTGGGGCAGAACTTGCCCGAGAAAAGCTACGGCAGGACCTTGAGAAAGAGATTCAAGCCAACCGTGATCTGATTCACGTCAACAAAGAACGCATTGTGATCCTCGAACAGAAGGTGAAGTAATGGCTGACTTTGGACCCGCCTTTGAAAAAATGATCCACGATGAAGGTGGATATCAACTCACCAACATTCCGGGCGACCGGGGAGGACAGACATATGCAGGCATCGCAAGAAAGCCAAACCCAGACTGGGCAGGATGGCAATACATCGACCGTAAAGACTTTGGGTCAGCTACGCCTTTGGTCCGTGAATTCTATAAATCTCATTTTTGGGATCGTGTCCGAGGTGACGATGTTAAGGACCAAGCTATCGCGGAAACCATCTTCAACTTCTCAGTCAACACCGGAGTCGGGGTCGCAGCCAAGCTCGCCCAGCTCATCGTCGGCGTCACCCCAGACGGTTCAATCGGACCAAAAACCGTTGAACGGTTAAATATTTGCACCGCTGAAAAGTTCTTGCCGGCGTACGCGTTAGCCAAAATTAGTCGGTACGCTCAAATTTGCAATAAGGATCGGTCCCAGTCCAAATTCCTGTTGGGCTGGATCAATCGTACCCTGCAAGGATTGAAATAATGGATCTTATTGGTATAGGCAGCATCATTGAAGGTGTTGGCAAGGTTGCGGATTCGCTCATTACAACGGATAAAGAGCGCCTACAGATGGCGCTGGAAGACCGCAAGCTCGATCTTGAACAGGCGAGGATTGACCAAGCGACCGATCTTGCGCAGGTTGAGGTCAATAAAATTGAAGCCGGTTCATCTAGCCTATTTGTCAGTGGTTGGCGTCCTGCTGTCGGTTGGGTTGGGGTTGCAGGTTTGGCTTACCAATTTCTTGGATACCCGCTAATGCAGTGGGGCTGGTCTTTTTTACAGGGCGTTGATATAATCCCAAAAGGACTGACTCCCCCACCTAACTTGGAGACCGAGCAACTCATGGTGCTGCTGTCTGGTTTACTTGGTTTTGGTGGGATGCGCTCATTCGAGAAGCACAAAGGCGTAGCGAGTAAGTAATGCCCCTAAAGAAGTTGCTATTTAAGCCCGGAGTTAACAGGGAAAATACGCGCTACACCAACGAGGGCGGCTACTACGAGTCCGACAAGATCCGTTTCCGGCAAGGCACGCCCGAGAAAATTGGCGGTTGGTTGCAAATTTCGGCCAATACCTTTTTAGGTGTGTGCCGCTCACTCTGGTCTTGGGTGACGCTTGGTGCTCAGACCTTGATGGGCGTCGGCACAAACCTAAAGTTCTACATCCAGAACGGCGGCGCTTACTACGACATTACCCCAATCCGCAAGACCAGCACGCTGACCAACCCATTCACCACAAGCACCGCAACTAACTCTGGCGGGTACACAACCGTCACCGTCGCAGATACTGCTAACGGCGCTACAACTGGGAGCTACATAACCATATACTATCCCGGCGCGGCTCCCACGGTTGGGGGCGTGACTATTGCTGCGGGGCAGTACACAATCCTTTCAGCGGGCACAAACTCATACACAATCTCTGTTGCGGGTACAGCATCGTCCAGCACCACTGGCGGCGGCACGGTTTACATCTCCTACCAAGTGAACACCGGGCCAGAATATGTTGTGCCGCTTACTGGTTGGGGCGCAGGGGCTTGGGGTTCTGGCACGTGGGGAAATGGCGGCACATCCGTCAACGCAATCCAGCTCTGGAACCAGATGAATTATGGGCAGAATCTGCTCTATGGCCCACGAGGGTCGCCGCTGTATTACTGGGACGCTAACACGGGATACCAAAACACGGCATTTACCGTAACGATTGCTAGTCCTGCGGTGTTAAGTTTAGGGTACGCGCTGGATAATGGCACCGCCGTGACTCTGACTACAACTGGGTATTTGCCTACTGGCTTAGTCCCGGGCACTGTTTACTATATAACTAATGCTAGCGGCGCTACATGCAACCTGTCTGCCACCTACGGCGGAGCCGCAATTAACACTTCTGGATCTCAGTCCGGTACGCATTATATCGCCGCTCGCGGGTACCCTCTTGCAAGCGTAGGGGGGTCTGACGGCTACACCCCGCTCTATCAAAACACATTTACCGTTTCAGACGCCAGCCGGTTTGTCTTGATGTTTGGGACAAATGATTACGGCAGCACAATTCTTGACCCGATGTTAATTCGTTGGTCAGACCAAGACTCATTGACCACATGGTATCCGGCAATCACTAATCAGGCAGGTAGTGTGCGGTTGTCGCACGGCTCAAAAATAGTTACGACCGTACAAAGCCGTCAAGAAATAGTTGTGCTTACCGACAGTTCCGTATATTCGTTGCAGTATCTTGGGCCGCCCTACGTCTGGAGTTCGCAGCTCCTTGGTGACAACATTTCTATCGCCGGACCAAATGCTACGGCGCTTGCTTCTGGTATTACGTACTGGATGGGCATAGATAAGTTCTACAAATACGACGGTCGGGTTCAGACGCTTAGCTGCGACTTGCGGCAATATGTATTTGAGAACATAAATAAGAGCCAATTTGACCAAGTTTTTTGTAGCACCAACGAAGGCTTTAACGAGGTCTGGTGGTTCTACTGCTCGGCCAGCAGCAATGTGGTTGACAGGTACGTTATCTACAACTACCTAGAAAACGTCTGGTACTACGGCACGATGGGGCGCACCGCTTGGATTGATAGCGGGCTGAATGACTACCCGATTGCGGCGACTTATTCCAACAATCTTGTGTGGCACGAAAACGGTGTAGATGATTGCGCCGACTCAATCACGGGCGCTCCTATTGACTCGTATATTCTGTCGTCTGAGTTTGATATTGACGACGGGCACAACTTTGGGTTTGTGTGGCGCATGTTGCCAGACCTTAAATTTGACGGATCTACCGCAGCTTCGCCTCAAGTAACCATGACACTGTACCCCATGCAGAACTCCGGTTCAGGGTACAATAACCCACTATCAGAAGGCGGCACGGCCTACGCCACATCTACTCGCACAGCTACATATCCAATTGAACAGTACACGGGGCAGATCTACACCCGGGTGCGCGGACGCCAGTTAGCGTTTAAGATTGAAGGTAACCAGCTTGGGTTGCAGTGGCAGCTCGGCGCTCCCAGACTCGACATTCGCAATGATGGTCGCAGATGAGTAATATCGTAGCCCCGCGCCTACCCAACTCAACGGTTGCGTACGATCAAAACTACATTAACGAGCTTACCAACATTTTACGGTTGTACTTCAATCAAGTTGATAGCGCGGTTAATCGACCAAGTACTCCCTTAACGGTAGCCCAGTTATCAAGCGCGGTTGTGTCGGGTGTAGGTGCTAGGGGATTTGTTGTTGACTCTTCTGTGTCTACGTTTGGCTCCACTGTAGCCGGTGGCGGGTCAACTAAAGTGCCTGTATATTCAGATGGCACAAATTGGAAAGTTGGATAATCATGAGCCTACATAATCTTGCCCAGCATATGGCGTCCTATGGACGCAACGGCGACTCGATGCTTATGCACGTAACGCCCGACGAGGTTCACGGACTCCAACGCTTGGCTATGGCGCACGGCGGTTCGTTGACTATTAACCCACACACGGGGCTGCCGGAAGCAAACATATTCAGTCAGGCGTGGAAAGCAATTAAACCTGTTGCTGCTCCGTTGGCTGGCGCTGCGCTTAACTACTTTGTGCCCGGACTTGGCACTATGATGGGTGGCATATCCAACGCGGCTGCGGCAGGTTTGCTTACTGGCGGCGTTGGCGCTCTGGCTACGGGCAGTTTGCAAAAAGGTCTCATGGCGGGGTTAGGCGCTTATGGTGGGGCAAGTCTTGCAGGATCGCTCGGTGCGGCTGGTGCAGGTGCAGGTGCAGGTGCAGCGGCACCAATTGTAGAAGCAGCGCCGGGGATTCCTACGCAAGCTGCTACGGATGCCGCAAGTGGGGCCGCCAATCAAGTGTCGGGTGCGTCGCAATGGCACTCTATAGGCAACGCTGGAGCTGGCGCTGGAGCAAACGCAGTCACGCCAAGTATTACGGACAGACTAGTGGCTGGCGCAAAGGATTTTATGAAGGCTCCGCTTAGTACTTTGGGCGGTGGCAACCCGTATTTAGGCGCAGGAGTTCTAGCAGCCACGACGTTGCCGGTCATATCTAGTATTCAAGCTAATCAAAAAACAAACATGCCTTCGCTGTCGTCGGTAACTCCCACAAGTTACGTGCGGCCAATCATTCTTAATCGCCGGCAAAACACAGACCCATACAGCGATGTTGGTGAGCGCCGATTCTTTAACGATGAATACACTGTGGCTCCGCCGTACAAGGCTGCTACGGGTGGCGTAGTTGCGTTTAATCAGGGCGGTTTGGGTTCGTTGGGCGGCTACTCTGATGGCGGGCGCTTGCTTCGCGGCCCCGGTGATGGCGTGTCAGACAACATCCCGGCAACTATTGGGGATCGTCAACCAGCGCGGCTAGCCGATGGGGAGTTTGTTGTGCCGGCGCGCATCGTGTCTGAGATTGGCAACGGCTCAACCGAGGCAGGAGCGCGTAAACTGTACGCCATGATGGACCGCGTTCAACGAGCACGAAGAAAGACGGTAGGCAAACATCAAGTAGCCGCCGACACAAACGCAGAACGCCTGCTGCCCGCATAAGGAATAGTCATGGCCGATCCACAGCAGATTATCCAGTCGCAGACAACGATCCCGGACTACGCACGCGCTCAGGTCGAGCGCTTGCTTGGCGTCACTGAGGGGTCGATTTATAATTATCAGCTCGGTCCAGACAATCAACCGATATATAAAGACGCCACTGGCAAAATAGTACCTGCGGGTACTCCAGACGCGCAGCCCGTTATTACCGGGCTTAAACCCTACCAAACATATACCGGCGGCGAGCGAATTGCCGGCCCGGACGTACTTAGCCAGCAAGCATATAACACGCTCCAGAACATGGGGCTTGGCGCTCAGGCAGGTAACACACTCCAGAACATGTACAACATGGCGGCGCAGGCAGGTACGTCCGCGTACGCCCCCAGCTTTTATGGCAACCAGTACGCAACCCCAAGTGCGTATAGACCGGGGCAGTTTGGTTACCAAAATGTAAGCACGCCGGCTGCGCAGTATTTTCAAATGCAGCAGCCGCAGAACGTCGCAGGCGCAGCCGCAAACGCAGCACAACTGGGTGGCTCCCCAACAGCCACAGCTCAAGCAATGCAGGCCGCGCAGATGGGGGCAGCGCCCACTGTTAGTGGGCAGACAGGGCTGGCTTCGCTTCTTGCTGCTTCCCCCCAGATGCAGGCGGCGCAAGCCAATCTTACGCAACTAAACGCAGCGCCTACATACACCGGGCAGCAGCTTAACTATTCCCCACAAAGCCTTGGTTATCAGGCGGTTGGCGCGGAGCGTGTGAATGCTCTGCCTCTGCGCGATCTGCAAATGCAAGCCGCGCGGGATGTCTCGGGGCTACCTTCTGTATCTGCCAACCAAATAGCTGCTGCCACTACTAACTACGCCCCGAACTTGCAACAGTATGCAATGGGACCGGCGCAGCAAGTAAGCACGCAGTCTTTTGCGACCCCCAGCGCGGCTGCGGCGTACATGTCTCCATACATGCAAAGCGTGGTGGACATCCAGCAGCGCGAAGCGCAACGCCAAGCAGACATCCAATCGACCAAGCGCGGTGCTCAGTTTGCTCAAGCCGGAGCTTTTGGTGGGTCGCGTCAAGCTATTGAGAATGCCGAGGCTGCTCGCAATCTGGCTACACAGAAAGGCGACATCCAAGCTCAAGGTTTACAGTCGGCATACCAGCAAGCGCAACAACAATTCAATGTTGAACAGCAGGCACGACTATCTGCGCAACAAGCAAACCAACAAGCCGGACTTACAGTAGGACAGCAAAACTTAGCTGCGCAATTAGGCACACAGCAGCTTGGCACACAAACTGGCACGCAGCTAGCGCTTGCAAATCTTAACAACCAACAACAGGCCGCAGTCCAAAACGAGGCCAACAATCTGCAAGCGCAGGGGATGAACGCCCAACAAGCTTTGCAGGTGGCGTTGGCTAATCAAGGCGTGCAACAACAGACCGGAGTGCAGAATCTTAGCGCTCTGCTCCAGACGCAGGGTCTCGGCGCACAAACAGGCTTGCAGGCGCAGCAACTAAATCAACAGACCGGACTTCAGGCTTTGCTTGCTAACCAGCAGGCGGGCATGCAGACGGGACAATTCAACGCACAGCAAGCCTATAACACCGCGCTACAAAACGCCCAGCTAGCGCAACAGCAGCAGCTTGCTAACCAAGGACTGCAAGGACAGTACGGCCTACAACAAGGCCAAATGAATCAGGCGACTGCTCTACAGAACGCTCAGCTCGCGCAACAGGCGGCGGCTAATAATCAGCAGTACGGTGCGCAGTACGGTCTGCAACAGGGGCAGATGAACCAGCAGATGGCAATGGCTAACCTTGCTAATTTGCAACAGGCGGCGCTGGCTAACCAGCAGTACGGCGCGCAGTACGGTCTACAGCAAGGGCAATTTAATCAGGCAGCAAACGCCGCCAACCAACAAGCGGCTAACCAAGTTGCGCTCGCTAATCAAGCGCTGGCTGGACAGTACGGGCTAACACAGGGGCAGTTTGGGCAGGCGGCTGCGCTACAAAACGCTCAGATGCTACAACAAGCAAACCTTGCAAACCAGCAGGCTGGGCTTACGACGGGGCAACAAAATCTTGCGGCTAGTTTGGGCGTACAACAGTTGTACAACCAACAGGCTTTGCAGGCGGCGCTTGCTAATCAGCAGGCCGGGATGACTACGCAGCAGCAACAAGAGGCAGCAAACCAATACGGTTACGGGCAACAGATGGCCGCGCTCGCTAATCAGGCGCAATATGGTCAGGCAGCTAATCAGCTACAAGAGCAAGCAAACCAATACGGCGCAGGCTTTGGGCTGCAAGCGCTTCAGGCTGGGATGCAGGGAATGCAGAACTACGGCAACCTGAGCGGGCTGTACAACCAGCAGGCCACAAACATTGCCAACGCGCAGAACCAAATGGGCGTGCAGGCTCAAAACTACGTACAGCAACAGCTCACGCAGAACTACAACGACTTCCTCAACCAGCAAAACTTCCCATTCCAACAGATTGGGCAGCTATCAAACGTGTTGCGCGGAGTGCCGCTATCTCAGCAGACGCAGGCTATATATCAACAGCCGCCAAGTTTGGCTTCGCAGGCTGCGGGTTTTGGTACGGCTGCGATTGGTGCGGCCAATCTGTTTAAGGCTAAAGGCGGTATGATTCGTCAGCCACGCGGGTTGCCTGCACTCGCAATCGCTCAGATGGGATAAGGTAGAACCATGTCTTTGCAAAGCGTCGCCCACCCAGACATCGCCAAAGTTCACTCCATGCTGTCCAAGATGGACGGCCCCCAGCTTCAACAGTTCGCTGCTGCGCATCAAGATAACGCCATCTACGTCAGCCTCGCCATGCAGGTGGACAAGGATCGCAAAGAAGAGATGCAGCGTCTGCAAGCGCTGATGACTGGGCGCGAGCAACCGAAAGTTATTTCGCAAGCCGTAGCCGCGCTTAGTCCTCAAAGCATGATTCCTCCCGGGATGGGAGGACAAGGTGGGGCGCCCATGCCGCCACCCGGAGGACCACAAGGTCCGATGCCACCGCAGGGTATGCCCCCACAAGGGGGGCCGGGAATGCAGATGCCCCCTGCCGCTCCGCCTGTTCCACAGGCTCCACCTTCCGGTCCTAGCGCGGCCCAGCCGGGTATCGCCGCTTTGCCTGCTCCAAATATGCAGGGTATGGCCGACGGCGGGATCGCTGGGTACGCGGATGGCGACGAGGCTGTTGGCTATGCCGAGGGTGGTGTGCCCCGGTACGATGGTGCTGAGACTAGCGTTGTGCGCGCGCCTAATATTTCTATGACGCCGACTTCTGAACGTGCGCTTACTGGACAAGAATTGTGGGCAAATCAACCACCAATGTATGACTACTTGATGGGGGATGATTCAGCGGACGCGCAAGAAAAAGCGCAGCGTGCAAAAGATCGTTTGGCAATGGGGAGTGGGCTGGGGAAAGCGTATGCTGCCGCCAAAGATGTGCTGACCTTGCCCGGGCGGGGGGTTGCAGGAGCGTTTGAGACGGCGGTTACTCGCCCTTTACGCGCTGCCGGTGTTCCCATGCCGTATTTGCCAGAATCTTTTTATGGCGGCGACCGATCCAGCGCAACACCATACATGGACGCCATTAGGCAGCAAGAACAAAAAGCGGCGGCTTCTGGGCAGTTGCCTCTGCCGGCCGGCGTTAAACCAGCGCAAGGGCGCGGTTTGGGTGTAGGCGAATATGCGCAGCCGTTTGTAAAACCTGCTGGAGAAGAAGCTGCGGCTGCGCCTACACAAACATATGCAGGTATTTATGATTTAGTTAGTCGTGGTGGTGGGCGCCCAAGTTTGAGTGTTGGCGCAGGAGCTGGGATTGGTGCAGGCATGAAAGGACCGCCGACATTAGCTATGCCCGATAAGCTCACAGCAGCGAAAGCAATGGAAAACGTGGGTCAGTTTTTTGACACTAAAGATCTTTACGCACAGGCAGACAAAGCCAGAGCAGAAGCGCTTGGGCGGGCGGAAGAAACGGCGCAGTTTGTAAAATTTAATAAGCCCGGGCTACCTTTCCAAGAGTTGGCTAAAAAGCTTGATACTGAAGAGTTCAACGAGATTGGGGAAAAAGAAAAAGCCCGAGGCATGGCGTTGATGATGGCCGGTTTCAAGATGATGGAGTCGCCTTACGGCGGCAAGGGACTAGGCGCGTTCTTACGCAATATGGGGGCAGGCGCTACCGTTGGGGCTAAAGAACTTCAACAGGCTAACAAAGAGTTTAAAGAGCTTGCGCAGAAGCGTATGCAGATGCGGGTCACCATTGAAGCAGCGCAGGATGCCGCCAAGCGCGGAGATTTTGATCGAGAGATTGCATTGCGCACGCGAGCCGACCAAATTTCGGATAGGGCAGAAGACCTTAAGGCGCAGATTGCACAAACGGCTTGGGGCAATAAGGCTCAAGGCGCTCTGTCCGCATTCCAACACTCGGAAAACGTGTATAACCAGTTCAAGATTGCAGACTTTAACGCGAAAAACGAGGCGTACAATACGCAGCTTCGTGAAGCGGGAGCAACCACAAGGTCTAATGCGCAGATTGCCGCACAAAGGCAGTCCGATTTGTTTAAAGCGTCGCTACCACCAGAGTCACTACGGGCTGCGGCTATTTTGGGCGGCGCTAAGCCCGGAGAAACGGGTACGCCAGAACAAATAAAAGCGGGGCTTACGCTGATTAATAGCGAAAAATTCAATCCGCAAGCTGCTTACTCTAAGTATTTGACGGAATGGAAATCCAATCCAATGAAGCCAGAAGAGAGGATGCTCACGTATCCCGAGTACTTGGCGATGTTTGGTGCAGGTAAAGTGGTAGATAAACTCCCCGCAAACGCTCTTGTCCGCAACCCGCAATAACTATGGCCGGCTACATTCAACTGCCTGACGGGTCGTACTTTCAACTAAAGCCCGGACAGGACGCGATGGACGGCTTCTATGCCGCGTCGCAGTTGTACCCGGATGCGTTCGGAACTAAGCCGCAGACGCCCAAAGCGCCAGAAGAAAAGGGTCTGATACCCGCGCTCAAGGGGTCGTTCCAGACGATGAAGGGCGAGGCTGCGCTCACAGCCGGCAAGCTCGGCTTGATGGATGAAGCGGAAGCGCAGAAGTATTACGAGCAACAGAAAACCAAAGCCTACAAGCCGACTGAAGAGGGCTGGCTAGAAGCGCCCCTGCTCAAGACTAAGGAGTTAATTGGCGGCGCACTGCCGTATATGGCCGCGCCATTCCTAGCTGGTGCTGCGGTTGAGGCTGCTCCTATTACCGGGTTGGCGGCGCTTGCGGCGGGTGCTGGAGCTACTGGGCTTACGTCTGCTGGGCAGTTTGTTGGGTCGAACCTTGCGCGCCAAGTAGAAGAAGGCAAGTCTCTTAAAGAAACTGATCTGGGTGCGGCAGCGCTGGCCGCAATTCCACAGGCCGCGCTCGATACGGTGTCGCTGCGTATGATGCCGGGACTCAGCAAAGTGCTGGGCGTATCCGAGAACGTAGCAAAAAACATTGCCGAGCAGGGCTTAAAGAAAGCAGCGGTTGATTACTCGCTTGCCACCGGCAAGGCTATGGGTGTTGAGGGATTGACTGAATCTGCGCAGCAAGTGCTTGAACGTGCGCAGGCTGGGCTGAACATTGCGGACCCCGAAGCGCGTAAAGAATACTTTGATAACTTTATTGGCGGCGCTGTACTTGGTGGCACAATCGCGCTACCCGGGCGCAAGTTTGAGCGCATGGGCATGCAGGCCCGCTATGACAAACAGCAAAAAGAAACCGCCGACGCCCGCTACGCCGCAGAAGAAGCAGAAAAGAATCGCCCTGAGAACCTGCTCAAACTGTTTGATGAGTACACTGCTGCCAAGGAAGAAGCGATACGGCTAAAGGACGCCATACCGGCAGCGCCAAACAAAAAGAAAAAATCTAAAGAGTATGAGCAGTGGGAAGAGTCCACGGCTGGCGCACGCGAAGCGGCGTCAGACTTTATGGAGAGCGTTCTTAGCCCACTACGCAGAGACTACACCCAACGCGAAGACCTAATTAAGCCGCTGGTTGCCCAGCGCCAAGCAGAACAGGCAGCAGCACAGCCTGCGGCTGCACCTGAGCCGGTATTTACGGCACCGACAGTCACAGACTTGATGGACCAGTATGACGCGCTAAACCAACAGCGCGACGATATTGGTGCTCAAATGCAGGAGGCCGCAGCCGGCGGCGATCCGCAGGCAATCATTACGCTGCACGATCAGTGGCAAGCGCTGACTAAGTATATCGACCAGACAGGCAAGGCTGTTGAGGCTGCCGGCGGTACGACGGAGACCGCCGTTGCGCTAGATAAAAAACTTGACACCGCCCAGAAGGAAATGGCCAAGGCCGCTGAAGTGGGCGACTTCGATGCCGTGCGCAAGCAGGCAGAAAAACTTGCCGCTCTTCAAGATAAACGCAAACTTGTTGGGGGGCGAGCGCCCAGTACTGCGGTTGTTGAACAGCCCGAAACTACAACGCCAGCAACGACTGAAGAACCGGCTGAACCAACAACTCCGCAAGTCCCCCTGCTTGAGAACAAACCACTCTCAGTGCCCAAGTATGTGTTCCCTGATGGAACGGTTGCTACTACGCCCTATGACGTTGAGCGCTACGAAGAAGAGCAGTTCCAGAAAAAGTACGCGCCGCAAATAATCCCAGCGGCAGTGCCTGAGACGCAGTTAGCTCAGCCAGAACTGTTTGAAAATACGCCGCTTGAGCAGGCCAAAAAGTTTGTGTTGGAGACCAACAAAGCCACGGTCAGCCATATTGCGGAAGGGCTAGGCATCAAACGCCCAGAAGCCGCTGCGTTAATCCAACAACTTGAAAAAGAAAAGGTCGTCTCCCCGCTAAACAAACGCAACCAGCGTGAAGTATTAAGGGGCACACCTGCTATAGAGACGCCGGCTACACCGACTAAGCCAGAGACCGCTGCGCCTGCCGAGGCTGTTGAACAACCGCAAACTAAACCAGAAACCGCTGCGCCTGCCGAGGCTGCGCCTGCCGAGGCTGCGCCTGTACCGCAAGGTAGCTTGGCACAAGAAGCTCAAGGGTCTCTGTTCCGTGAGCAGGGCGAGAAGCCTGCGGTTGGGATGCGCGTTGAAGAGGTTGATACCCACATCGCGCCGTTTCGTGAGTTGCCAGTAGCGCCCAAGATCGAGACGGTGCAGTCTGTTACTGAGCTGCCTCCCGAGATTCAGGCGCAGATGGAGCGCGATGGCACGCAGGGCGCGCCGGGTATGTATCACCCGCCTACCAAAACAATCTACATGGTTGGCGACAACCTGATTGACGCGCGAGATGCTGGCAAGACGATCGCTCACGAGTTGGTAGGCCACTTCGGTCTGCGTGGGGTGTTGGATAAGCAGTACCCGGCAGTGATGCGGGCGATCTATCAGAATAGTAAACAGGTCCGTGCCGAGGCCAACGCGCGGATGCAGCGTAACCCGAACCTATCGCAGGACGTAGCGACCGAGGAGAGCATCGCCGAGCGCGCCGAGAATGATGTGTCCCTAACGTGGATGCACCGCTTGGTGAATCTTATCCGCACTAAGCTGCGGCAGTGGGGCATCTGGAGGAACGCACCAATCGGGGAGTCCGAGATCATTCGCCTGATCCGCGACTCGCACAAGTACGTACACGGCGTGACCACCAAGCCAAGCGAGACGGTGCGGACGCTGGCAAAGATTGCACCAACCGAAGCAGACATAAAGGGGCACAACCGCGTAGAGGCGCTCTATTCTGGGCGCGGGCAAAAAAACTTCAAAGAACCCGTAAAAACCATAAAAGCGTACAAAATTTTCCGCGTTAAGAAAAACGAACCCGGCAAAATTTACCCGCTGTTTATTGGGAAAAACGAAGCCACGGCTATTGGCGAGTGGGTCCCGGCAGAGCACCTTCCAACTAAGGGGTTTGCAGAACGTCCGGGTTGGCACGCCGGCATACTGCCGATGGCTCCGCACCTACGCACAAAAGAAAACCAAATGGCGGACGACCGCGTGTGGGCCGAAGTGGAAATCCCCGCAGATGTTAACTGGCAAGATGTGGCGGACACGCAAAAGACTAGAGACATTCGCGACCGCGTGCCGGTTGGCGGGCACTACCGATTCAAGACCAGCAAGATGCAGGGCGGTGCTTGGATTATAGGTGGCGCACTCAAGGTCAATCGCGTTCTTTCAAACAAAGAAATTGCGGACATCCTAAACAATGCTGGAGAAAAAGACGCAGCTACGCGGGAGCAGATGCGCAACCCAGCGCTGGCAGAAGCCTTTGCACCAACAGGTACGCCAGCAGCCAAGGCAAACGATGTCCTCTACCGCGAACGCAAGCCCACCAAGTCTGTCGTTGCTCAGCGCACAAGTGCTGTCGATGATTTGATGTCGCTCGTAACGGGACTGACCGGCGCTAGTAGCCGGGAAGCTACACTTGCTGGGATCAAAGACAAGACCGATACCCGCGCGTTGAAGCTTCGTCTGCGTGTGTTTGACCAGTACGCGCCGTTGGTTGCGGCGGTTACTAAGGGCGTTGACGCTAAAGTTATTGATGCGCTCCGTGCTCAGAACCTGATGTACTTCCTGCGCTTTGGTCAGCAGCGTAGCGATATCGCCGGACAGACAATTACCAGCGGCCCACCGCGCGTCCGTAGCGAAAAAACAAAGAACGGCGTTGAGTACTTCTACGAGAACGAAGCCGGTGGCCCGACACTGGTCGGCATGGCGCAGGCGCTGGAGAAAGCCAAGGGCTACAAGGAACAAGAGCGTGAGAACGCATTCACGGTTTACCTAGCAGGCAAACGCGCGGAGCAAGTTGGCTGGAACAAATTACGCTTTGATAATCCGGTTGAGGCCGAGAACGAATACAAGGCTGTGCTTGCGCACCTGAAGCAGAACAAGGCTGACGAAGCCGCGTTCAAAGAAGCCGAAAAGATTTATCAAAACTACAACGCTGGGCTGCTGGACTTCTTGGTTCAGACCGGCGCTATGTCCAAACAAAAGGCTGAGGAACTCAAGCAGATCACCTACGTGCCGTTCTACCGCGTAGATAAGGATGGCAACATCCGCATGGAGACCGGAGACGAGCGCCGCGCTATCCGTATCGGCAACATTAAAGACGAGCCGCGCCTAAAGGAACTGCTTGGCGATAGTGAGCAGATTCTGCCCGTGTTTACCAGCGCAATCCAGAACACCAACATGCTGATTAACATGGCGATGCGCAACCAGACCGTCAAGGATACGGCGTTTGTGCTCAAGGATCTAGGGATTGCCAGCAGAATCGTAGCGTCTAAGGGTCCGTACGCAGACAACGTCGTTCACTTCCGAGTGCATGGCGTTGAGCATCACGCGATCATTGATAACGACATGTACGGCATCCCTGCGCAGATGATCGTTGAGGGGCTGGAGGGTATTAAGCTTGCGATGCCCGCGATTGTGCGCATGCTTGGTGTGCCGGGGGATATCTTCCGCAAGTTTACGGTTCGCAATCCGCTCTATATGTTCCGTCAGCTTGTGCGTGACCCTGTGGCGGCGTGGGTACAGAACGGGACTAGCACGGTCCCAATCCTTGATTCGTTCTCAACGCTGGCCAAGATGGCCACAGGCAAAGACACCACCGCGCAGCGGCTTCAGCGTGCAGGCGCAACCAGCAGCAACGTCTTAGTGGGCGACGCCCGCGACATGACTAAGTTCTTGGAAGACCTGACCGCCGGCAAGTGGAGTCTGCAACGGGCGTTCTCTAAGCTCGACACGATTGCCCAGCAGTCCGATGCGGCTACTCGGCAGGTAATCTACGAAGACTCGATCAAGAAGGGAATGTCCCACCAGCAGGCGCTGATGCGCACGCTTGAGTCGATGAACTTTAGCCGCCGAGGTACGTCCCCCAGTATGTATTTGCTGGCAAGCGTGACACCGTTTATGCACTCGCAGATGCAGAGCTTGGATGTTTTGTATCGCTCGATGCGTGGGGAGTTACCCGGCGCAGACAAACTTCAGGTTGCCCAACGGTTCGCGGCTCGGGCTACGATGCTCGCCGTGTCGTCCCTTGCGTACGCCGCGATCATGCAGGATGACGAGGACTATAAGCGCGCCAAGCCCGAGGAGCGCTACGGCAACTGGTGGTTGCCAACGCTGGGGCTGACCAAAGAAAACTGGATAAAAATCCCTATCCCATACGAGGTCGGGTTCCTTTTCAAAGCGCTGCCTGAAGCGATTGTTAATATGGCGGCGGGTGATGAAAAGGCTGGACCGGCACTTGAGGCTATTGGTCGTCTGCTTAGTCAGTCGCAGCCGTTCGCTATGCCGCAGGCGCTTAAACCGGGTGTTGAGGTGGCGCTTGGTTCTTCGTTCTATTCTGGGCCTATTGAATCGCCGCACGAAAAAGAGATCCTGCCGCAGTACCGCTATCGTGCGAACAGTACTGAGATTGCCAAAATGCTCGGCGGTGTGGGTGGGTTATCTCCGATTGAGATTGACTACCTGATCCGTGGCTATACCGGCGGTGTGGGCATGGCGATAACCCAGATGGCCAACGTCTTTCTGCGTGCGCCCGAGGCGGCGAACGTGGCGCAGCCCACTATGAAACTGTCAGAAGTCCCGCTCTTTGGTTCACTCTTCCAAACGACTGAAGGTCGCGGCGCGCTCGATGCTACGTACAAGCTCATCGAGGAAATTCAGCAGACCAAGGGTGCGTACAACAAACTGCTGCAAGATGGTAAGCCTGAAGAAGCCGCCCGGTTCGCTAATGAAAATGCCTCGGTCTTGGCCGCATCGAGCATGGCCGGCTACATGAAGAAGACGCTTGGGGAAATGGCTAAGCAGTCGCGCATGATCAAAGCTTCGCCAGAAATGACCACCGAACAAAAGGACGCGGCGCTGGAGAACTTGTATATCAACCAGCTTGCGCAAGCGCGCAACTTCCTCAAAGTCGCCGAAGGAACCACACTCCGATAAGGCCGTCCTTGATCCCGTAGGTAGCCACGGGCTTTATGCGGTAGCGCACCGCAGCCCGTAGCCCCTCCTCCGTTGTTTTTTCTGGGTTGAGCGTGGGCACAAAGAACCCACTCCCAACGCTAGTCTTCTTCCACGGGTATCGGATCTTCTTCTGCATCTGCTTTCTTGCGGCGTATGTGGAGCGCGTTTACCCGCATAGACGGCCCGCCCGTCTTAGCCAGCATGTCTTTCTTGACGTACGTTATTGAGTGCGTCTGCGCCAGCTCAGTCTTAAAGTCGTGGTAGGCAAAGCTCATGCTCACGCAGTGCTGCCGCAGCAGGTTCTCCTCGATGAAGTAGTCAATAAAGCCCGGGCGAATCAACCCGTGCTCAACGCGGCCCATAACTTTAGATCGCGTGATCGACTTTTCTACCGTGTCGCCGTCGCCCCATGCCGCCAGCAGGCGTCCCTCGGCTTTCTTGAGCACGATGAAGCCGCCGTAGTTGTCTCGGGTGTAGGCGTTGAGAACATCGTCCGCGCTGCGCACATTGTTTGATATGCTGGCGCGTGCTTTGAACACCAACTCCTTGAGCGACTCGATAACCGACTTGACGGGAACATCAATGATGTTGGCATACTGCTTGCCTAACATAATGCCGGCAGCTACGGTTTCCGTGCATCCAACGTGCCAGTACCGCTCATCGTCGGTGAAGTTAAACTCCTTCTCTAACTGCACGTGAACCTGCGGCATGAGGTCTTTAATGACCCTGCGGTTCTGCACCATCCAGCGTACCCACGCTTCCCCGGCAACGCCGTAGTTACGTTTGAGTAACTTCAGGATCGCGCGCTCCTCCGCATTCCAGTGCAGCTTTATGTTGGGCGTCCACTCAAGCATCCGTAGCAGCTCGCCGTTTGAGCTGAACTTCCGCGCTCCGGCCATGTAGTCTGTTAAGTTTTCATTTGAAGTTAGCGTACATGTTAAAGCCCACGTAGTATCGTTAACACGTTCTTTGTTGGCTCCGGCCTCCATACGCTCCTTGCCCTTGCCCTCGGACATGTCAAAGATAAAGAGTGGTGCCCACTCCATGTCCTTGCGATGCTGGCCCGTGATCTCATCAACAAGCAGCGGCATGCTGCCTAGCAGCCCCGCCCGGTTCTGCATTGCTACGGGGGATGTGCCCTTTCCTGTGCGGTAGTGCACTGGGTGCCCCCAGACTCCAGCCTTGGCGCTCAGCGTTAGCGACTTGCCCGTACCCGACTTGTTAGCGCCGATGTGCCAGACAAACCCCTCATACTCAGTAAAGTGCATCAGCGGACAGCCGAACGAGTCGAGTGCCACAGCCAAGAGCGTGTACATCTTGCGCTCGATGAACAGGTTCCACACCTTGCGCCAGTCATCCAAGTTACCCTTAGATGTGGTGATCCGCGTGATGTTCTCTAGGTTCGGCATAGGCACGGTGGTCACCGAGCCGTCCTTGTTGAAGATGCGCCCGTTGTAAACGAACGACCCGTTGTCCTGCCAGCCAGCCTGTAGCGGTACGGTGATTACCTTTTTATTGAGCGACGCCTGCTCGACGCACGCCCGCACGTAGCTAAACAGGTTGATGTCGCTGCCTTGGCCGTACGAAGAAATAATATTCTGGTTCGCCAGCCACTTAACAGTCTCATCTTTACTTACTGCCGCTTTCTGTGGCATGTTGATCAGCACTGGCCCGTCCGGGCGCACCGCTACCATGTGTACTAGATGATCGTTCTGGTGCTTCAGGATGTCGATGACAAACAAGTCGTATGGCAGAACCTGCTTCTGCACCATCATCTTCTTGCCTTCCTCGTCCTTCTCTTCCTTCTCTACGTAGATCCCACCGTTCGCCCCGTAGCTAAACCCACGCGGCGGCTCTGGGCGAGTGACCGTGATAGGCGCAAGTTTCGGAAGATCGTCGTCATCATCCTCCGCGTCTGTGCCGAAGAGCGCCTCTTCAGACTCCGCGTCAACCGCATTGATGACAATCTCTTTCTCAGTGTTGTCGGTCTGTAACTCGCGGCCAAACTTGAGCGGGTTGGTGATCTGCCCCCAGTGTACACACGATGTACACACACCCGGGTTCTCGCTGTCCATCTTGACGCACGGGTACGGACCCTTGATCTCCGCGAGCTTCGCACTCATTCGCTCGCTAGTGTACGGATGCAGTGCAGCCAAGTCGGTTGCCGCTTCCTCTGCGTCCGTGCAGACCTTGGCCCAAGATAAAAGCCCGCGCCAGAGCGGCTCCATCCCATCCTGCGCTGCGTGTTCGCGGTAGTACTTGATCTGTGCGCAGCCTGACTTTTCCTCAACCAAACGAAATACAGTCGCTGTGTTGGCCACAAGCTTTAGCTGCGTAGCGGACTTGGTCGGGCGCTTCCCCGGTAGATTCAGTGGGGCGACAGGTTCAAACATGGGGGCAACGAGCTTTGCGAGTATCTGCCCGACAAACTCTTCAAAGACAAACATGTCCCCTTCCGCAAGGATCTTGACCTCGCGGGGTTCTGCGTACTTCTTCTTGTGGTTCCAAGTACCGGGAACGCGAAGCACCCGGGCAGCGTCGGCTGGGACCGTCCAGTCGATGTGTAAACCTTCTTGCTTGCAAAGGCGTTTAAAGTTCTCCGCCGCTGGTTTCCAGATCCCGATGTTTACGGTCTCAGTAAATGGCCAATAGGCGTGAATGCCCCCGCCGGAACTAACGATCCACGGTATTCCAAACCGAGACAGGCCGGTCTTCTCAAGAAAATCGTTTAGCGCAATAGCCGCAGCTTTCTTGGTCTCGTAACCATCCATGTCGATGAAAAACGACTTGATGGTCTGCGCATTTACCGCCTCCCTGCTACGGTTTTCTTTGAAGGTGGCTAGCGCAAAATAAACGTCATACTTCCTTTCGTTCCATTCATCAATTTTGGCTTGCAAGTCTTCGATGCTTTCGCCAAAGACATGCTCTTTCTTACGCGATAGTTCCGCAGCGCAGTAATACCCGTTGCCGGGAGGCGGCAGAACCTGCGTCAAAAAACGCAACGGCACCATGAACGCCCCAAGTTACGGGTTGATATTGAACTTCTTGCACGCTTCTTGATACGCGCTCTCGGGGTCTGGGTTGGCCCGAAGAATTTTAATTAAAGCCTCGATGATAGGTCGATAAGCCGGAAAGATTTCCCTGCCGGAGAACCAGTTGTAGACGGACTGGCGCGTAGCGCCCGTGATTTTAGATATGCGCAGGACCGAGAAGTCCCGATAGACTGCCCAGCGCCCAAGCTGGTTACCCAATGTCTTGGGTGCCCCAGCTACGATGTCAACTGTTTTTTGTGTGTACGCCATAATTAGCGGGGGCACGAAGCCCCCAACCCCGTTAAGGTTTATTCCCAGTCATCGACCATAGCCATAAGACTACTCTTTTTGGCCGGCACTGCGGTAGTCTTCTTCTCTTCCTTGCGAACAACAGGCTCTTCGGCGGCGGCTTCAGCCGCAACCTCATCCACCGCATCATCCGCAACGAGAGCCTCCAGCTTCGCAGCTTTAGCCTCTGCCTTGGCGTCAACCTTAGCTTCTACCTTGCGCTCGGGGCGCGCGCCGATTGCCAGCGGGGCTGGCGCAGCAGCTTCACTCTTAGAAAAAGACATCGTGATTGCTTTGAGTGCGTCGTCCGATTTGCTTTGCGACTCAATAACCGGAAGATCCTCGCCCTCGACCCACGCCGTTGCCTTGAAGAACATCTTAGGCGACTGGCTCTTCGTGTCGAACTTGATGCGAGTCACAACATCGCTAGGCTCAATCTTCTGCGCACCCAGATAGCGGGCATAAGCTTGCAGCGGACGGTCGTCGCCCTTGGCGTCTTTGTCCCAGATTGAGGTGGCCGGCACTTGGAGCGCCAGAACATCCCCGCCGATATCGTTCGGTAGCACAACAGCCAAGCGCTGCTGGTAGCGGCAGGCACGCGAGTTACCTTGGCCAGACCCAGCAATGTTCTTGGGGCAGGTTGCGCAGGCTTCGGATTGCTTGTTGGCCGAGTCGTTACTTGGCGTCATGCCATCCGCAGACCAGCAGTCAGGAGAGGTTGCCTCACCATCGTAGGACTTGGCGTACCAGACCCGGCCAATGTGCGGAGCAGCGTTGACGATCACTACATCGAGGAAACGATCCTCGATTGCAGCAATCTCTTTACTGCCGTGGTATAGACGGAACACGCCGCCCGCGATACTGATTCGTTTACCGCCGCTTGAACCACCGCCACCAAGGGCTTTGGCCATAGCAGACAGCTCGGTACGCGCACGGACATGGGCAGGAACTTGCGCTGGATTAAAAAGGGTTACGTTGGACATAAATCGCCTTACTTAGTGGTTGGCTTTTTGACAGTAATGCTGTACTCCGACATGGAGTTCAGCCCGGGGGGAACAAGACCGGGGTTCTCTTCCAAGAAAGTGGCCATATTGTTCTGCGCAACACGGCGCTCCAGTAGGTCCACAGCCTCGTGCTCAAGCACGAACTTCTTGAACGAGTCCCAGTCCTGCGTAGAGTAGCGCGTCTTTTGTGACATCACTACAGTACCTTCTACCGTGCGAACGGACGCCAGCCCAAGCGCCAGCATTTGATCCTTGATCGCCAGTTTCACCTGCTCCTGCTGCGCCTTGATCGGCTCAACAGCGTTCTCATACTCTGCCGTCAGCTCCTGAATCCGAGCCGACATCTTACGGTACACGCGGACAAGTTTATCCATCTGAATAGTCTCTCCGTTCACTTCAACCTCCAAGTTTGTCTAGTGTTTGACATTCTACACGATCCGTTTGACAGTGCAAGCGGTTTTTTCAGGACTCGATTTCTTTGTTGAACAGATTGACCAGCAGCGCGTGCTCGCTGACTTTGCTCGTCATCGCCTTGAACATCTCGCGCTCGATGTGGCTGCTCTGAAGATGCACAACGGTGACCTTGTCCGAGTCCTGACCCTTACGATCCGCGCGGGCGATACACTGTGTATACATCTCAACAGACATCAGCGGTCCGTAGAAGATCACTGTGTCGGCGGCGGTCAGCGTCAACCCGTGTGCCGCAGCCGCAGGCTGCATTACCAGCGCCCTGATGTTGTTTGTGGTCTGGAAGTCGTGGATGATGCGGCTGCGCTTTGCTGGGCTAACGTCGCCTTGGATCTGCTCTGTAGGGTAGCCCTTCTTGTTTAGGTGGGCCGTTACGGCGTCGATGCTGCTGCGAAACATTGCGAAGATCAACACTTTGCGCTCGGTCTCTTCCAACACCTCTTCAAGCACAGACAGCCGTGGGCTGGCGTCGAACTCAACGACTTCTTTGTCGTCCGTGTAGGCTGCGCCGCAGCTAATCTGCAAGAGCTTGCTCACCGCTACGCCCGCGTTGACTGCGCTGATCGTCTCGCCTGCGGCCTTGACCATCATCTGCTCTTTAAGTAGCCGGTAGTACTTGCTCTGCTGTGGCGTCATGGGCACATCGCGGGTGACCGTGATCACGGGTGGCAGATCCAAACACTGGGCCTTGGTGAATCTAATCGCGGGTTGTAGCGCCTCGAAGACCAGTTCAGCGGCGTTAGATTTGGGTGCCCACTTAAACTGTGTGATCTTGAGCATCGTCTGGTCGCGCCACGCCGAGATGTACTTCGGTATGCCCGCCGGGTTAACAAGCTTGGCCAGACCGTAGGCGTCCACGGGCGACTGCGAAGCAGGTGTGCCGGTCATCATCCACAAGTAGGTCTCGGGTTTGAGGATAGAGGCAAGCGCCTTCCAGCGGTTGGTCGTTGCGTTTTTGTATGCGTTGGCTTCGTCAACAATGATCAGGTCAAACCGCCCGTCACGGACAATCTCTGGCGCAACCAGCGCCAACCCGTCGTAGTTGGTGATCACGAACTCGTAGTCCTGCTGAATCATCTCAATACGCCGAGAAGATTGTTGGTGGTGCGCGACGATGGCGCTGCGGTGCATGATGGCGTTGTTTAGATCCTGCATCCACGCTGACTGCATAATCGAGAGCGGGCACAACACCAGCACCCTGCGCACATAGCCGAGTGACATCAAGTAGTCTGCCGCCCAGAGCGCCGACATCGTCTTGCCCGTACCCGGATCATTAAAACAAAACGCTCGGCGGTGCATCGTCAAAAAAGCGGCAGTATCTATCTGATGCTGCATGGGCCTGTAGCGTCCGGGCCATTGATAACGCCCCACGATAGGGGAGGGTACGTTCCTTACCCCGAGGTTGTGCAACACCCTCGCCTCGTCTAGTCCCCAGTAGACGGCCACCTCGTGGATGCCGTCTTCATCCGCTTCCAAGACCTTGTGCTTGGGGATTATTGAGTACTTATTCGGGTTGCGCGTGCGAAACAGCAGCGCCTTGTTATCAATGATCTGCATTTGGTTCTTTTGCCAATAGGCTGTCGTAAAGATTTTGCAGGTCGTGTATGCAGTCTTGCAGTAGATCGAGCTTGGTTACCCAGTGGGCAGACTCAAAGTAAGGAAGCGTTTTTACGCAGCCCTCACCCCGCAGATTGTCCCACCTAAGCTGTATTGCGTTTATTTTCATGTTACTCCCTAAAAAGGTGCTGGCTCGCACTTGGAGAAGTCCAGCTTTGGTTTACGTTTGCGCTTAGGCTTACTGACAATGTGGGGATATGGCGGCATATGCCAGACCCACCGGACAACCTTGCCTTCGTCATCAAGGATTCCGTACTTATTCATCTCTCCATGTCCCGTCTTTAAAAATGAACCGCGTGTACAACAGGTTGCCATCTTTGTCGTAGTTAGCCACCATGCACGGCGGTTCGTTATATGCCGGTGCGCGAGACTG